GTTGGCGAAGCGCTCAGCCATAGGGCCGAACACAGGCAGCAGCTCGTTAGCCGCCTGGTTCGCGAGGCCCTTCGCAGCGAACTTGATCCGGTCGAGGTTGTCGTTGAACTCCTCGGCAGCCTTGGCCGTCTTGTTCGTGATGGTCAGGCCCAGGGCGTCAGCTTCTTTCTTCAGCGCCTCGATCCCAGCGCGGCCCTGGTTCAGGAACGGGATGAGCTTCGTCCCGCTCTTGCCGAACAGCTCCTGCGCAATCGCCGCCTTGCCCGCACCATCCTCGATCTGGGAGAAGCGCTCGGCGATGTCGAGCATGATGTCTTCGGTGCTTCGCATCGAGCCGTCGGCGTTCTTCACAGACACGCCGATTGCAGCGAACGCCTTCGAAGCGGTGGTCGAGCCCTTCGCAGCTTCGACCGCCTGCTTCGTCAGCTTGTTCATCCCGATGGTCAGCTCGTCGAGCGACGAGCCCGACAGCGAAGCGGCGTAGTCCAGCTGCGACAGGCTCTCGACGGCTATGCCGCTCGACTGCGCGAGCTTGCCCATATCGTCGGCGGCCTTGACAGCCTGGAACGCCATGCCGGCAAAGGCGATGCCGGCACCGACCGCAGCAGCGGCCACTCCCTTGGCGATACGGGCGGCAGACACCTCCGCCTGTTTGTCGAACCGCTCGAGGCGCTTGTTGGCCTTGTCCAGCTGCGCCATGTACTGCGCTGTCTGGGCCTCGAGCCTTACGACTAGTTTAGCGAGGTCTGTCATCGCTTACGCCTTTTCGTTCGCTTCTTACGCCGCGCTTCGGCTTCAGCAGGTGTGACAGCGGTGGCCACTGCCTGCAGTACGCCGAAGAAGTTCTGTTCGCCCTCCTTTCGTCGAGCCTCGGGGTTCTTCACCATGAACGGTTCGAGACCGAGTCGCGCGCCCGGCTTGGACCGGGTTCGACGGATCTCTCTCGCCACGATGGCCGCGTGGACGTTGTCCCTCCACGGGCCCCAAGGTTCGATGTCCCAGTACTTCTGCCAGCCGAGATACGATCGCTGAGTCATCGACCGTTTCATCTCGTCGATGTCGGCGTAGCCTAGTAGCGAGGCCAGCCGATGATCGAAGAGCTCAGCTGGCGTCAGACTCTTTTTCGTCGTTCTCGCCGCCGAAGCCGCTCAGCTCCATGACTGCGCCGACGATAGGCATCGAAACTCGAGCAGACCGAGCGAGCGCCGTCGCATCGTCGAGTGAGAGCGCCGGGTTCCCGTCGCCGTCGACCACGCACGCCGCGATGAGCGACGCGGTGGCCTTGAGCCGGTCGGTCTTCTGGAGCTTACCGTACTCGGCAAACTCCAGAGCCCCGACCTCCCTGACGATGAGTTCGACGCTGTCGATCTTGACGACGCGAGTGCGAAGCTGCGCGAGGGCCAGCAGCTGTTGCTTCAGGTCCGTACCCACAGGACCTCCCCGCTGATCTTCAGCGTGTACGTCAGGACGCTGCGCTCGCCAATCGGGCCGGCGACGTTCCACGCGCGAACGGTGGCCTGGAACTGGAAGTACTCCTCGGGCGAGGAGTCCTTGCGCAGGATCCTGATGTCGACGAGCTCGTCCGCCTTGTAAGCGTCGTAGAGCGCGACGAGCTGCAGGTCGCCAGGGATGAAGTTGTTCTGCAGCGGGATCTCGACGCCGTCAGCCAGGCCGTTGCGATAGGCACGAGCCTCGTCGCAATAACTGGTGACATCGACGAGAGGCTTCTCTTCGCCGACGGAACCGAAGTCAAACGCTGCACACAGGTCGGCGAACACGGGCGGGGAGTCCCCGTTACCGAGTTGAACGACCCAGTCGTTACCGATCAGAGTATCTTCAGATGTCATTGTAGTTCACTCCACATGCCAGATTGCCCAGGACTGAGAGACCCTGTAGAGCCCGGGTTCGAAGTCCTGTACGTCGAACTCGGTCTGAAGGCTCGCATGCCGTACGTCTACTGTACCACCAAGCATTCCTCGAAAGTCACTGAGACATTCGCGAACGGCCTGGGCGACCTCTTTCGCCGTGTTGTAGTTGTCAGCGTAGCAGTCGATCGTCATCGTCGTCATCACGAGCCCGCTGACGCCGCAGTACGTCACCTGCCGATCGACGTTGCGCGTCTCGTAGACGACGCACGGCGTGACCTGCGCGCCGCGCGGCACCTTCTGCGGGATGACGAGCGGATAGATTCGGTTAGGCGCGCCGCCGGTCCCGGCTAGGTATGCGGCCGTGACCGTGCTGGTGGCGAGCTCTTCCTCGAGTCCGATGTGCAGCATCACTTACCTCCGGCTCGCTTCTTAGCGATGCGCTCGATGCGCTGACGCATGACCTCAGCCACGCCCTGCACCATCGGATCCCTCGACCCGACGAACGCCGGGACGAGCCACGGCTTCTTCGGGATCTTCGCCGTGCCCAGCTCGAAGAACTGCAGAGCGTAGAAGGCTTCCGCCCTGACGCCCAGGACCGCCTGCGCCAGCTGCTTGTCCTTGCTCATCTTCACGATCATCCGCAGGTTCCGAGCAGCGAAACCGGCCGACACCAGGCGGCCCTTGTACGTCCGGTGCAGCTCGCGCTTGCCCGGGCTGATCGAGGCGATGTTCGCCTGGGCGCGAGACATGACGGCTCGCATCGGCGTCCTGACGGCGGCGCGGAGCGTGGCGGCCTGTTCCTTCGGGCTCGCCAGCTCTCGCAGCTTCGCCGTCAGTTCCTTCGTGCCTTCGACGTAGTGATTGCTGCTAGCCACGCCACCCCTCCGCCGGACCTTTCGAGCACATCAGCACCAGCTCCCTGCGCCCGGTCTTCTCGTCCGGCAGGGCCGACTTGATGTCATACTCGTCGTATTTCTGCGGACTGACTGAGTGATCGGTCACGTGCCTGACACGGCACGTCTCATCGACGTCGTCGCGCCACCGGATGCTGATGCGCGTCGTGACCTCGCTCTGCACCTGGGCAGCGGCGAAGAACTCTCGACCGGACACGGGAGAGATGCGAGCCCAGACGGTCGCGAAAGGCTCGTAGCTATGGGCGACCTGTCCGCCCGACTGCTGCGTGTCCACTCGACGGAGCAGCGTCACCTCGTGTCTGTACTTTCCGCTCTGCATTTCGCTGCTCCAGTTTCTCGAGCGCCTCCCTCACAGGGCGAGGCAACCTTCTTCGAATCCGCCTACACGTCGAGCAGGCCATTCGTCATACTTCCAATCCGATGCGATGCGGCCACAGCAGCTTCTCAGCTCGGTCCAGGAGCACACCGAAGATCCGCTCGTCGCGATCGAACTCTGCCTCGATGTGCAGGAGGATCGCGCTCTTCACATCCTCGGGGAAGTCGGGCGGACTTGTCTGCGGCGAGTTCTCCAGGTCGGCGAGACTGTCGATGTTCAGGAACTGCGTCGCCCACTGCTCGGCAGCGCCGATCAGTCGAGTCAGTCGTTCGTCGTGCCCAGCGAAGCTGCGCTCAACGGAGACCTGGTCCTTCGCTTCGTCGAGCGAGATGTATCCGCTGATGCTCATCGATAGTGCTCCCGTACCCAAGGTGACCTGGCCTGCACGTCTCGATGCCAGGGATCGTGCACCCCGTGAAACGCGACAACTCTCGCGCCCTTGGGAAGCCTGCCTCCAGCCGGCATGACGTGGTTGCGGTAGGAATATACACCGTCAGCGGCTCCCCAGAGAACCTCCTGCCTCCCCAGCGAATGCGCGATCCATCCCTGGTCACTGCCTCGACATCCGGCCTTATGCGCCTTCGCCGGCGATGTCGCAGGATCGAACTCCGTCCACACCTTCGTTCGAGCGCCAGCGCGGACCATCATCAGCGAACCATTGAACCAGTTGTAGACGATCGACGACCTGGGCTGCACGGTCTGCCCTCCCCATATCGCGAAGTCGACGTCGCGATCGAACAGCGGCGTCACGTCTCCCGTCAGCACCATGTCCAGGTCGACGCTGACGATCCGTTCGCCGATGACGTCGCGAGCCTCGGGGGAAAAGATGAACAGGCGCACGTAGCAACTCGGATTCGACAGGTTGCTGGGATTC